CCGTAAGGCTTTCTCGCAGAGGGTAGATTAACGCATACTGCATGTTTAAATCTAATAGTGTTAGTTAATCCTTGTATACAAGCCTGTACAAAGCCATTCTGCTCATTCTTTAGTAACCCTTTGACCAACCCTATTCTATGCTTAACAACTGCCATAGAATAGAGAACTAAGACCTCTGGGTGTAGCTTAGATAACTTCTTAATAGACTTACATAAATCACCATCTTTAGTTTTTACTTGGGGTATTTCCCTGTCATCTACAAAGTTAAATGTCATAGGCTTCCAACCTAAAGAGAACAACCAATCTTTAACTTGTTTACTACTAGTAGGATTGGGTTCGTCTTGACCTACTACTTCTTCTATCTCATGGTCGTACTCAATAGTAAATCCATTAGCTTCTGCTAAGACTTTCCATCTCTCACCAGCTACAGACAAAGAACCATCCTGCTTATAGGGTAGTTTTGGTCGTTTACGATTTGCTATCTTAGGAACTGTAGGCATAACTTTAGATAATTCATTGATTGCTTGCTCGTTCTTTAGCTCTAACTCATTGAGTAAGGTGTTAGCTTTATCTACATCTAGCCTCCACCTAGATTGTTCTTGAAGCATACCCATCTTCATCTTGAATGAGAGGTAACGAACCAGTGGTTGATAGTCACCATCATAAATCTTAATCAACAAAGACTTCTGTAAACCCCATAGCTTAGTGTTAATCCTGACATCTTCTTTACACCTGTGAATGTACTCTTCTCTTGTTAAGTTTTCCCAATCAGTAATGGTTGGCTTCTCAATGTTTAAACGCTCACCCCACTGCTCTAAGCCATGCCTGTTAATTGTAGGAAACAAGTACCAGGATAAAGCTAGGGTATCTATTAATTGAGCTTTAATCTTTATGTTTAACAACCTCTCAATAGTTGGTATGTCGTAACGAATAATATTATGTCCGATAAGCACATCATCACTGGTAAGGTTTTTAAAGAAGAATCTATTTACTTCTTCACCATTAGCAATCATGCAGTGGATTTTTGTTGCATCAATACCATCAGCTTCTATATCAAATACATACTCAGTCATTGCAAGCCCTTCCATGGTTTTCATGGTATCCAAGTTCTTTGTAAATAGATTTAGCTTTAGCTACAGCGTCAAGTTTACATTTAAAACTACCATAATGAACCTGACACACTGTAACTTTCCAAGCCTGTTGTTTTTTGTTCCATTTAACTCCTATATGACCAGAGGTGTTATTAGATGGAAGATTTCTGTTTCTACCATTTACAGATTGAGTGACATCTCTAAGGTTTTCTATCCTGTTATCAGTTTTTACTCTGTTAATGTGATCTATTTGATTGTCTGGAAACTTACCATGAACATACAACCAAGCTAACCTATGCGCCCTATATTTAACACTATTAATTCTTATACAAATATAGCCCGAACCATTAATACCACCAGCGACATCTCCAATTTTAGCTTTACCACTATTTATCTTTCTTTTAAACACTCCAGTTTCAGGATCATAATTTAAATATTTCTTCAAAGTTTTTTGATTTAACATATCACCAACTCCTTCTCATAGGTTCTAGGTAGGTCACTGTACTCTCATCAAAGTATACGTCACATGTGTAACCTTGACCAAAGTCCCTGTCAAACAACATATAGAACTCTGACATATTCTTTCTGTCATCTGGACACTCATCACTTCTATCTCTACTGATACCATGACCATAATGAAAGAACCTTTCCATTGATCTACTACCAAAGAACTCAGAGCTATAAACCCTAGCACCTTTCTCGTGTGGCATACTGCCTTTAGGTTTGGGGTTCACATGAGAGTAAAAGAATATAGTGATAGGGTAAACAGATACTAAGTCAGCAGCAGAACTACATATCTTACCTAACTCAGTGTTAGTTTGACTAGCATCACACCCTTGTACGAGTGTAGTCATAGGGTCAATCATAAAGATATTGATACCATCAAGTAAGTGCATTTCAGTGATAGTAATTTTTATAGATTCCCAATCACGAGAACCATGTCGATCATAAAACCTAACCTTACCATTCAAACCTTCAAGTGTTTGTCTTAGCTCACTGTCTTGGTACACAGTATCAGGTCTAGTAAAATCCTTCTTTGCTTGCTTACTAGCTAACTTCTTAGCTGTCTTAACTGGGCTATTCTCAAGATCAAACATGCCTACCTTTACACCTTCATTGTACACTAGGTGGTGTACTAGCTGGTGCTGGTGATCTGTCTTACCAATCTTAGGTGCTGCACCTACGCAGTGAATTGTTCCTGGTCGTATTCCAAAACAGGCTTTAGTCACCGATGACCATGGAAAACTAATACCCATTTGTGGTTTCGTCATTGCATTTTCAATGATGTCCTCTACATCGACCACCTGACCTTGCCTCTGGACTGACGATCTCCATACAGCTTGTTCAAACAACTCTTTACCCCTGTCGGCTACAAGCATATCACTTGCATCTTTTAAGGGCAGTGTTGCGACCTTTGCCATTGGAAATACTTTAAGGACTTCTTTAACAGCCTTCTCACCTGCTTGATCATTATCAAAGCATAAGATGATCTCTTTAAATGACTCAACAAAGTTCCTATTGTTGATCAAATCTTTTACTGCACCCGAACAACCTTTAGTTAAACTGACGACAGATGGTTTAAGATGCTTGTACTTTTCAGCAGTGTGATCTTTGATAACCTGATATAAACTCAGAGCATCAAGCCTACCTTCAGTAATATAAAGTTTATGACCATTACAAGCTAAAGCATGGTGTTTGCCCCATAAATCTAAATGACCCTTACGATCACCTATAGACATAAATCTTTTTGTTAGTCCTTTGGACTCACTATCTTTGACTTGCTTTTGCTCATAACCAACCAGGATACCCTCGCTTGTATCAGGTGAGAATATACTGGTGATAGTTTCACCATCTTCCTCACTTACTGCAACCCTGACTCTGTAAGCAGCACAAGTTTCTTTTCTGATTTTTCTATCTTCTAATGCTCTAATAGGCAGTTTCTTAATATCTTCAATATCCATTGTGCTAACCTTGTTGTACTGTTGTTTTATTGGTACTACTTTGTCTAAGCTATCATCACTAGGAAAATATGTTTCACAAGCAAAGCACCAACTATCGTTTGGTTTATTGTCGTAGGAAAAAACCTGGTTCGCATCACTAGACCCACACTTTTCACACGATTTCTTATAAATTGGGTTACCTTTCTGCGGACTACTCATTAAGACCTCCCTCGTGATGTGGCACTAAGCATAGCATTTTACCAGCATTTTTAATGTGATCCCATTCTTTATCCAAAACCTTAAACTCTTGGCTTGTGACCCCTGATTTTATTTTTTTAGCGGGTTCATATTCAGACAATATTAGCACATCAAATAGTTCCATGATACTTTGTACCCTCTAATTGTTTGGTTTCCCATTCTAGGGCATACTCACAAACATACTCTGCTAGTAGTTGAGGTCGAGAATGTAATTCATAATACTCTAAGATTTTATAGAGTTGCATACGAATATGATTTTCTGAATGTCCTAGCTTGTTGGCTATCTCAGTATTACTCAAACCCTTTAATATCCCAACTAAAACTGCTTGACATCGAGGATCTAACTTATCTTTTTTCATTATCAGAAGCCCTCCACATCATTCGCTCTTGTTCTTCTTGTAAAGTTTCTGGAGTAATAAACTTAGCTAGTAACTCAGTGTGCGAATTAACATCAAATTGATCGTAAACGAACATGGTATGTTGTCTACAAGTTCTGAATGAGCAATCCATCTTTTCAGCTATAGCTTTGGTAGGTAAACCCAGTAAAAGATAGAATAAGCACTCTTGTAAACGCTCAGAAAGATCATGCTTATTATTCTTTCTGAACGCTGATATGTCATTTGTTTTCATTAATTGTCCTTTTGGTTGCATTGTTATACGAAAAAATATGATAAAATATTCTTATAATATTCTATTTACATATCCCTAGATTCATTAACTTGTTCTTTAGCCATATCCAATATAGTATCTTCAAACAAACAACCATCTTCTGGGTGTGAGTCGTTTAGGTGGCACTCAAGCATATAGTCTGGATACTTCTTATTTATAATGCATAAAGCCTCAGCTCTAAAATCTTCATCATTAATGAATTGCTCAAAACATTCAGTTAGTTTCTCATCTTCATATTCATTAAAACTTGTAGCGTATATATATC